TAACACCGGATTACCGCCAAACTTGTACACAGAAACCGGGCAAAACCAATGCACTAGCTTCAAATCTTGCCCATCTACATAAATGCCCCAGTTTTTTTCCTTTTTCTCGCCATTTGGCGACAAAAGCACCTGTTTCTCCGTCATAACCGGGGAAACTGGCGCCAGAACCATCGTGTTTGCATCATTTGGGCTGGAATGCCCGCTGGCCAAACCCCACCAGGCCCCTTTCCAGGCAAACAGCCGCATATCCTCCAAGCCGTCTTTGCAGACCAGGGACTGCCTGATCTCCGTATCGTCGATCTGGACCGCTGATAACTGCGCCAAGCTGGCGGTATCCATCTCCACCAGCCAATTTACCGTATCCGGCGCACTACCCTTGATCCAAATGGAGCCACTGGGCAACAGACGATAGTTCAACGTGCGGACCACCGCCCTGATCTTGTCCCCATCCCACGCAATCGATGGATTACAAGCCGCCATTTCACTAGGCAGCTTGATCTCCACGCGCTCCGCGCCAGGAAACTGGCTTAAAATCACGCCACTTTCTCAAACAACATCAGCGTATTCCGCCCCCAAGGGGCAGGCTTGCGCCGCGTTGTCTCCTGAAACATGGCGCTCTCCACCACCAAATTACGGAACCCATGCTGGCCAAACTTCTCCACCCAGTATTCCGCCGTCTGCTCATTCACATGATGGTGCCCACCCTGGCCGGGCACCGCATGACACATCAACACACGATCCGCACACCGCATGGTGGCAAACCAGTTATCCTCATACTTGGCGTCAACGTGTTCCACAAACTCCGTGGAAATACACAAGTCAAACCGCTGCCCAACGTCCAGTGGTCCCTTGGTATAATCATGCAAGATAATCGGGCCGCACTTCGCCTTCAGAATAGCGTCGGGGTGCCCCTCTACCCCCAACACCCGGCACCCCATGTCCTGGAACCACTTCAGATTGACCGCCGTGCCACACCCGACATCAATCACAGACTCAACGCCATACTCCAACAGCAGCCAGCCCCAGATATCCGGCGTGAACGTGTGCCCGTCGCCTTCCTCATAATAGCCGCCCAAATGCGCCATCTCGTTCATGCGTGAACCTCGCTCGACATTTTACCCTGCAACGTCAACTGGCTGACCAGTTCGGGCAACACCGTCAGCACCTTCAACTTGGGCAACACCTTCTGCTCAAGCAAAATATCAACCGGCATATTCGCTGGCTTGGTGTACTCAATCAACGTAGGAATGGCCCTGGCGCGCCACCAAATAGCCGCCGTGCAAAGGGGATATCTTACGTCATAGAGTTCGTCTTTGTGCTTGCGCTTCCACTTTTGATCGTCAACGCAGCAACTCTGCAAGTAAACCCCATCCACATCATCATCCACCTTGGCGCGGATAGCGGCCCACCTCTCCAGAAAGTTTTCCGGTAAAACCACATCATCCTCGAACACCATAAACTCGTCCGCTTGGTCATGCTCCGCCAGGTTCCAAGCCATGTGATGGCTCAACACCAGCGCCGTAGCACCCCGCGTCACAAAATAATCCGAGTGCATCGGTATCTCAGACTTGATCTGCATCGACTTGCCGTAGATGCCCCAGACCCAAGTTACCGGAACGCCTTCGCGCTCAAATTCCTGCTGAACACGCGCCGTGCGTTCCGGTGTCTCTCGCAGCGAAATACAATAGTACTTCACTTCACTTTCCTAGAAAGGTAAAATTCATGATAAAATCCTCTATCTTTAAGATATGAGGCTGCTCTCTCCAAAAGATCAGGACTGTCTTTTGCCATACCTAAAACAGTATTGCATGGTAGACATAAGATTCCCCTAAATTCCCCAGTTTCATGATTGTGATCTATGGCGTATCCTCTTTTTCGGTTATTATAAACCATCAGATCGGGAAGTTTTGACGAACAAATAGCGCAACCGCCATTTTGGCGCTCCAACGCTTCAAGTAATTCGCCAACAGTTAAAGAGTATTTGTATTTAAGATGTTGCTCCAATCGCTTTTTGGGTGTTCGACTATTCCAATATGATTTTTGCATTTCTTTGGAGCAGGCAATACACTTTGATTGCCCTTTCCAAAAATCAGAAGAAATAGGCTTTTCTGCTTTACACCCATGACAAAATTTTAATGAAGCGTCTAACACGCCCATCATTTCTTTTTACCTTTTTGCGAGGCCCACATATTATCAATAAGATTTGGGAATGGGCGCCCCGCTGCCTTGGCCCTGGACATCGCCGCAGCCTTCTTGCCGGGCGACAACTTCTTTGGCTTCGGCAAACCCTTGGGCCGATCTTTGTCCCACACTTCTTTCATCACACTACCCCTTTCACATTCCGCCGGATTGGCTGGCCCCACCTTATAGCATATCCACCACCACCACTGGCTACCGCCGCCGTGGTGGCGAAGGTAAGACAAAAGGCGTCCGCCTTGTCAGGGCTGCGCCCCAACCGCCGCTTCATCTGCGCCTTCGGCTCAATCTGTATCTTGCCCGCACTGGTGACAGTGTAGAGGGGGCCACACAACTCATCCACCAAAGCCTCATCATTGGGAATGGTGCAATCCCGCTGCTCAAACCATTCCCTGGCCTTCCACCACAATTCATCCCTCAACCGGCTGAACCGGTGCCCATCCAAGGCAGGCAACTCAGCGACGTTGATCCCACGGACGGGGAGGTTGAGTTCTCTGAGCCGATCCACCACGCCCGCGCCAAGCCCAATCACATCGACCAAAATCTCCGTGGGCCGCATACCGCCCGGCGTCGCATCCCACTCCACCTTGATCATGCCGCAAGTCTCCATCAGGTCCTTGCCGCGCCACATCTTAATCGGCTCCGTGATCGCATTGCCCCGGCGCTTGGCCAGGGTAGTGCTGTCATCGCCAAATCTTGCAACATCCAAACCCCATACCACGGGCGCCGTTTGGCTGGGTTCCACCTGTCTAGTAGTGGCAGACTCTATCAGATGCCGCGCAATCAACGCATCGTCGTCGCCACTAGGGAACTCACCCAACACACGAACCCGGTACTGGTTTGACCCGTCGCCATACTGCGACGCCATGTCCTCAAGAAACGCCTTGTCCACCGTGTCCGCATCGTGACAACTAACCCGCTTACCCCACCACCGCTTGCGGTTCTTGTTGAACGCATCATAGAAATAACCCTGGCTGCGCGTGGGGTTGCCAGTCATTACGACCTTGGCGCCCTCAGTGGACAAGGCGCCCTGACCAACCTCGAATACAATATCAGGGACGCCAGATGCCTCGTCAATCACAAAAAGAAGGTTCTCACTGTGGAACCCCTGCAAGGCTTCCGGTTGTTCCCTTCGGCTGGTTCTGGCCACTGCAAAGCTGTCGGGGACGCCAGCCAATTCGATCTTATCGGACTTGATCTCCAACAGGCGCCGCATTCCCTCGGGCAGCTTGCGGTGCCATTTGCCAATCTCGGACCACAGGACATCAGATAACTGGTGCGCCGTATTGGCAGTGCAGACAACCTTGGTGGGCATTCTGGTGAGCAACCACCACAGCACCAGCCAGGACAAGAACGCTGTCTTGCCGACGCCATGGCCGGAGCGAATCGCCACACGGTCATTACTGGCGATGGCCCTGAGAGCGTCAGCCTGCCACTTTTGCGGGGTGGCGCCAAGCATGGATTCAACGAACAGAACTGGGTCCGTCGCCAACTGCTCAATAATCGCCGCCTGTTCATCGGCAGTGGGGGCGGCAGGGGGTGGGGGTGCTATTGGGCTTGTGTCTTGGTACGCTGGGGGTGGGGCTTGGACGCCATTGGTCTCCGCTTCGGCAGCGGCTCGCGCCGCCGCCTCCGCTGCTAGTCTAGCCCGCCGTTTGGGTCTGCCTGCCATGAGAGCCTGATTCTATCCTAAATTTTCACGGGGGGTAAAGGGACGTTTTGCCTTTTTGCCCCCACCCCACGGGGGGGGTAAACATACATATCCTGCCACCAGCCCGCCCCCGCCGCTTTTCGAAGGGGGGGGTTGGGCGGTGGGGTGGCAGAATAACCAGAAACCCGTGGAACCGCATAAGGTCCATTATGTAAAATTCCACGCTAACCCTTTGATTTCGCTCGCTTATTGGGTTTTGGCAATTCGGCATCATTTCCTATTTTCTGTATGGCGTCGCCCGTCTCTGGATCGACGTCAACTATCTGATTTCGCTGCTTTTCTTCTTTGATCCGCTGATTAATGCGCTGGGATGCCAGCTTCAGGGCTTCCACATAGCTTTCGCCTAGTTCCACCTGATGCTGAACCTTGTCGCCATAAACCCTGGGCGCAATCTTTCCGACATACCAGCGTCTTGCGTCGAACTTTAACCGGGCGCGCTGCGGATCATCCGTATTATTTTCGGTTGCTTCTTTGATGGCTGTCTCGGCAACGACGTGTGCCATCTGCATGCGCGCCCGCGCGTACTGTACCTGCCACTCCGGGTCTTGCAGCCATCCATTGATCACACACCATGAA